TCCTTTTTGTAAATTTTTTCCACTTTTTTATAACAACTTTCATTTGCGATAAGGTTTGTCATGTTTACACTAACTGTATCATTTTTTACTAATATCCAATCAATCACATTGTTCGAGACTATTTTTATATTGTAAAATAAAAACACGCTATAAATAAAAGCAAAAATAATATATATCATTATGTTTTCATAATATATGATATATATTTCTAAATATTTTTAGTTATAAATATAATCATAATCACGATACATTACCATATTTATTATATAAATAAATGATACTTAGAATGATTTTTTTGGATATCAATTCATTTTTTTTATATAGGTAGTATTCTTTACATTCAATATTTTTATAAGATTGAGAGTATTGATTTGTCCTAGTTACAAAATAACTCAATAAATCAATAATTTCAAATATTAAATCTTTGTATTTTTCATCCATTGGTTTATCGGAACGATAATTTATTAATAAATAATCAATAATATTCCCTTCTTCAGGGAATGCTAAACTAAAATATTTTGATGGTGACCCATTATTCACGTATATTTGAAGAATATCAATAGGTATTTTTTTTAACATAGATTGTAGGGGTTTAGATGTTTTATCATAAGTACAATATTCGAATTTTTTGAAATCTTTATAAATACATTCGTGATGATTTAAATTATAATTTAAAATATATTTTTTATATAACTGATAATAATAAGATAGATTATATTTTATATTTTGATGTAAAAACAAATAGATATAATCGACTAATTCATGAGGTAATTCACTAATTTTATGTAAAAGTTCAACTTCATTTTTAATGATTCGTTTTTTCTCTCTAATCCGTTGTTTTTGTTTGTATTTTTTATTTTTAACTCGTTTAACTTGTTTGTTTTTATTCATTGTTGTGTAATCGTTGATAATAAATCTTTAATACTATATTTCGTTTTTATTTATATAAAAATAATGTATAATATAAATAAAAAATCAATTTTTTATTTATATAAAATGACAACAGCGCTTTGTTTTTTGATTAACAATACAATAAACAAAGAAAATGTTTGGAAAAAATGGATAGAACCGAATAAAGATATTATCAATGTATATATTCATTACAAACACTATACCACAATAGAATCAGAATGGATCAAAAAACATTGCATTCCATTAAACTCTATAGTCAGCACCTCTTATTATCATGTTGTTCCTGCTTATATGTCGTTATTGTATTTCTCGATAAATCATGATGTAAATAACCAATGGTTTTGTTTTTTATCCGAGTCGTGCGTTCCAATTATATCTCCTGAGGAATTTCGTATTTTGTTTAATACACACAAACATCAAAGTATTTTACAGTGGAGAGAAGCATGGTGGAATGTTGAGTATCATAAACGTGCAAATTTGACATTATTTACAAAAGAATTTCAATTAGGTCACACACCATGGTTTGTATTAACCAAAGAAGATGCAATTAAATGTTTATTATACAAACAAGTAAAAAAAAGTGTGTATTCACTCATATGTAAAGGTGGTCTGGCAAATGAAAGCATATTTGCTATAATGTTGAAAACATTCAATCGTTTGGATGGCACTGGAGAGAATGGGCAAAATGTAATAAACGCACCATCTACTTTGATAGATTGGTCTAGAATGACTAGCTCGACAAGTCCGTTTGTTTTTAAATATGAAACTGATATTTATACAATGCAACACAACATAGATTGGATAGTTGGAGAGAAAAAGAAAAACAAATACACAATTTTTTTGAGAAAAATAGATTCATCATTTCCAGATGATGAGCTGGAAAAAATGATATATACGCATGTAGACTGAATATGTAAGTTTTTCTCATTTATGTCTTCTTTTTATTTATTCTTTTTTTGGTATTTTTATTACACCTACTTTTTCGTGATTTTCTACCTTTCATTTTATTACGACGTGTTTTTATTTTTTTATTTCCACCCCATCGATTCCATTCATTGGGAGTAACATACGTGATTTCATTCGAAACTGGATTTTCCCTATATCGATTTTGTTGTAATATATTCAAATAGTTATAGTATACTTCACTGATATATTCATCATAATCAGTATTAGGATCATCAGGATCATCAAAATGATATTTAATAATATATTTTTTACATTCATCCCAAAAATAACTACGAAATTTTGAAACTTCTTCAGATGACTTTGTTTTTTTTTTATCTTCCTCTAAGAAGTTATGAAAATCATTTTTGCACTTTCCCTTTCCCTTTGTATAGTAATTTAATAAGCTATGTGCACTCATATATATATATATATATATATATATATATTTTATATATATAAAATTATTAATTTAATGTCTAAATAAAGATAAATATAATATTTTTTATCAATTAACATTTCCATCGATTACCACAATTAATACATGTTACAAAAGTAGTCATAGGCTCATCCGCTGAACGCGTTTGCATTTGATAATACGTACATTTATTCGAATAACATTTACGACATTTAAATGTATCAGTTGCTGCTTCCAAATTCGTTTCATATTTATATTTGTCTCGTTTCATTTTCAATTGAATTAATTTATCCCATTTTTCTGGATCAAGTTCCTGGTGTGTCATGAACGCAATTTGATGCGGTTTTATTTCATTATTGTTTAACAACTCTATCAAAGATTTATTTTTTTGTAAATTCAAATAAATACTTCGTATGCGATCGGTATAAATCTGAACAAAGAATGCATTGTCCCATTTTTTAATGATTTTTCGATTGGTTGCTTCTTTCAGCGAATAATTATAAATACCTTTTTCTAAATTTTTTGCATGGCTGTCATTATCCAACAATAAACCCAATTTTTCTTTTATATTATTACGAAATACTTCAGGATCACTTACAGTACGCATTTTGAATGTTCTATATATGTCTATGTATTTGATATGTATGTTGTTTATTTATATAAATAATATGATAATTTTAAATCAATTTTATTCGATTTGTTCTTTACGTATTCTATGCATAATCATATTCTTCTTCTGATAATTCAGTTGTAATATCTTCTATCACTAAATCTTCAATAATATCATTGTTCTGTTTTTTTCCTTTCTTGTTTTTTTTTACTATAGATATCTTTGTATTCGATTTACCGTTTGTTTTTTTAACATTTTTTTTAGGTTTTCGAGCTTTTTTTATATTACAGCCTTCATTTTCTTCGTCACTATTGTCTATAATGTCTTCTTCATCTTCATCTTCATCTTCATCTTCATCTTCATACTCGTCTGTATCATCAACATCATCTTCTTCCATATCTTTTACATTAACATTATCGTGTTCTTCATCGTGTTCTTCATCGTCTTCTTCATTGTCATTATTATCTTCATCATCATCCTCTTCGTCATTTTCCTCGTCGTCATCAACATCATCACCTACCTTATCCTCTTCATCATCATCATCATCATCATCATCGTCACCTATATCATCTACAACAAAACCATCCTTTAAATAACCCTGTTTTGTTTTTTTATCCGATTTTACATTTGCTAATTCATCATCTTCGTTTTCATCCTCATATGCAGTATCATTCAAATTTTCAAACCCGCCAAATAATTTTTCATATATTTTTTCCCATAAATCAATCGATAAATCGGATAAGTTATAAAAATTAGTCCCTTGGTCTTTTATTTCAGAAATTACAGCGCAAGTGCCAAAAAATAAGGTATTATCAATAGGTGGTGGAAAATCATATTTATTTTCTGTGTTTGCTCTACCATCCGTTTTAGCATAAACAGAAATCTTATATTTTTGTTTTTCAACGGTGATTTTCCATTCGGTCTGTTTGGAAAAATCATTGTCTTTTTTGAAACCACATTTTTTATATAAATCTTCTTTTTTAAAATCTTTGGTATTTACCTGCAAAGTTTTCATTTTTCCAAATTTATCAATTAGTATTATATTGACACTATTTGATTTAGACATTGCTAGATAGATTTACTCAAGATATAAATAATAGCATATGAATAGGTTTAAGTAGTTTATACAATATACAAATATCAATACGTAAAATATCAATATGTTATATATATGATATTTTATTATAAAGAATAGTTATTAGTATTCTGTATAATAAAAAATAGTAACCATTAAAAACAAAACAAATTTATGATTTATTGGACTATCAAAACGATTATAATATCGATTATTTTTATATTTTTAATACATCATTTACTTGAATTTTTCAAAAACACATTAACTGTCCCAAAAGTGAAAGATTTAGTCAATGTGCCAACGCAAAAATATGAGCATATTTTAAACATTTTAAGTAAAAATACTGGTGACAATAAATACAGTAATACTAGTAAAAATTTAAATAGTGATATAAATCAATCTACTAATATTAATAGCTTACCAGTGGTTGACGATGATATGAAAAGTGAATTGAAAAAATTCTTAAAACAACAAATGATGAATGAGTTGTAAAAAATTAATAAATTGATACCTCAAAACTGATGATGACAAGTTATTTTTCGTGCTGTATTATTCAGTTTATTGTGTGTTTTGCTTCTCATTTACAATATAGTATTTCTTAATTACTATTTTTTGTGACGCATGTACATTTTATAGTAGTATTTACTCATTTTTTTATTGCAAAAAATAAAGAAACACAACAAAATTATAAACAAGAAACATCCTATATAAAAAAATTTGTTATTATTATTGTATTTAACATATTTACAATTTGCTTCTATAACAAGATCATTTTTATATTTTCCAGCTAAATGTGTAACAATTGTTTCATTTGTATTTTCTGTGCAACTAGTATTATTCAATATATAATATGGAACTGTTTTTATATGTGAAGAATATTGATTATTTGTTAATATATGTGTAGTAAATGCGCCTTGTTCATAATCATTACCAGCATATGGTTTATCTGTTTTCCATTTATCGTCTTCTATCCACCAATTATTTGGGTTATACAATGTTTTCCAGTAGGAAAATATTTCACGACTATAAGAATCGTTTTTAACAATAAATGAACCAGCATTAAACTTCATTTTCCATGGAGGAGGATCTTTTGTGATAATCATGGAATAGTCAGAATTTTTCGTTAAAAGGTTTAATAGCTTATTTTTATGAAAGTTTATAAAAAGGCATCACTATCAATCCAAAATATATAATCGACGTTCGAATTATCATTTAATATTCTATCTATTTCAAATACTTTTCCCCAGTAAGGAGGCACATTATCTTGGCTCTTATATAAAAATTTATATTGCATGTTGTTTTCACTACATATTTTTTTGTTTAGTTGCATATTTTCATTAAGAAAGTTGTCATCTGATCTATCTTCAATTTGTAATACTAGTATATTCAACATTTTAATTAATATTATAATAAACAGATATAAAAAAAACGTGATATCATTATATACCCTGGTAATATTTACAGATAATAATTTAATAGTGTAAAACAAAATGTTTAATGACCAAGAAACAAATGCTATTTTAACCAATTTTCCACAAATAAATATGAAATGTTGTAATGAAACTATAGCAAAATTTCATACAAATGATGAAATATCAAACATATCAAAATATGATTTTTATAGTGCTATACCAGAAGGTAAAAAATATATTATTTGGTTTACTAGTTATAATAATAAAAAGGCATGTTTTTTATTAACATTTGCATTTAAAAAACTAAAAGTTTATAAAAAGATATTTGTTCCTTTTACAAATGAATTAATAAACACTGTTTTTAGAGGTACTAATTTTTATAGTAAAGGCAAACAAAATTCATATATAACATTGGAAGATGTCTTATTTTATAAAGAAAAGGATGTGTCTAGATTGACCGAAATAGAAAAATTTGTCATTTTTCAAAATGTTTTTAATAACAAAAATTTTACTTTACCTTTTGTAAATGCATATGCAAATTATAACAATAACACAACTTCAAATAACATAATTGGATTACCATTAATAAATAAAAACATACAAGACTTATTGAAACAAATAGAATTATTACCCTATAAAATAGACGTTATATTATGTAAAAATTTTAATGATAATAATGACAAATGTGAAAAAATAAAATATGTAAAACAGGCTGATAAAAAAGATCTCGTTAAAGATAAAGATACAGAAAATGTTGATCCACCAATCAAAGTAAATATTGTTGATATACTAAACAAAGTGCCTAGTAAAAAACCACCTTTATTTGTAGAAACAAATATTCAATACAATAAAACAAATATACCATACAAAACCAATAAAGAAACTTATAAACAGAACATTTTTAATAAGGAACCTGTCTTTATTGTGAAACCAAATATTCAAAATGATATTTATAATTTGTATATGTTAAGCCATGATACCAAAACCGAGAAATTTTATGACACTGCGTATATTCCCAACTATACAACAAGTGTTATGATGAATAAATTATTTAGAAATATAAAAGAAAATGATAATTTAGATAGATTAGAAGAAAGCGATGACGACGAAGAATTTGAAAATGACAACATTGATAAATTCGTTTATTTAGAAAAAACATATCCGATGAAATGTAAATACAATTATAAATTCAAAAAATGGTCACCAGTTTCAGTAGTAGGAAATGATTCAAAAATAGTAACTAGTGCGGAATTACAGAACAGGTAAGTAGGTTAACATAAACTAAAACAAACAATGTACCAAACAATGTACCAAACAATGTACCAAACAATGTACCAAACAATGTACCAAACAAAATATAATAAAATATATGAATAGTATATATAACCCATATACTATTCATTCATAAATAATGTCTGGATCAGAAGCTTCCAATTTAGGATATAGTGAATATCCACCAAATCATAATATAAATGGAGCATTTGTAAATGTGAATAATACAAATAATCCAGCCAATTTTGGTAGTAACGAAGTTCCACCAAGAGGATTATTCGGTGCTAGTTGTAATATGGATGCAGCTGCAGGAATTGTTCCTGGCATCTGTATGAGCGGAGGTAAAAGACGTGGCAAACACGTCAAATCATTTAAATTACTAAAGAGAAAAATTAAAAATATTAGTAATATATATAAGATGAGATACACAAAAAAACAAAGAAAACAAATTAAACGTAGAATTTCCAAAAAATACATTAAAAAGTCAAGAAGACATAGATCTTCCAAAAAACACAGAATGGGCAGACGTATGCGTAAAATGCAAAAAGGTGGTGCTATGACACCACTTGAATACAGTAATTATCCTGCTAGTGAAGATTATGATGGTGTTAAGCTTTCATATAACGAAACTGGTGCATCATCCGGATATGGATTCAATGTTCCTAGTAGTAATGCACAAATAAATTCTGCATTAGCAAGTCCTACACCAATTAGTCCATATGCAAAAATGTAAATACCTAATTTTTATAGTTTAATTGTATTCACATTTTTTCATTTCAAATTTAGATTTTATTCTGCAAAAACACTTAAAACAATATTCATATTTATAAATATAACTATGAATTATATTATAATAATTTTTTGTTCGATTATTTTACCAATTTTTTCATTCAAAGAAACGAAACCAAAACTATGTATTGATTGTAAACATTTTTTAACAGATAATGGTACAGGTAAATTTGGTAAATGTTCTTTATCTCCAAAAGCATTTAGTAAAAATTTTTATTTCGTGAACGGGGTTTTTGATCAAGAAGAATATCATTATTGTTATTTATCAAGAACAAATAATGATATCTGCGGTGAATCCGGAAAAATGTATAAAAAAAAATACAAAAAAAAGACTCCTGAATGTTAAAATGTATGTGTTTTGTTTTGTTTTGTATGTTATATTTTTATTAAACATTTTCCTTGCAGAAAAGGATCCGCGTCTGAATCGTATATATGTTTTTTTGATTTCGATACCGACGACTCTTTTTTACAAGATGGATCATAAACAGTTTCCCATATACTATCGGTGGTGCCAACACGCATATAAACATCATTCGAAGTTTTAATTATTTTATATTTTTCTTTCATATAAAATGCTTTCCTCTTTTTCCATTGATTTTTAAATGGATCGTGTGAATCTATTATATCAACCACCAACGGTCCAATTTCATTTTTCTCTCGAAGTATTCTCCCAACAGATTGTTCAATGTCTGTTTTTGGAGTAGCCATGATAAGAGTTGTCAATGTTTTGATATCTAATCCTTCCGACGCCATTGCATATGTCGCAATCACCACCTTTTTTGTTTCTGTTTCTTTTAGCGCGGATTCTTTCATGCCTCCAATATAATATCCAACGGAACTGTCAGCAATATTACGATGTTTAATAGCATCAAACAAATATTTTAACAAGTTTTTATTATGGGCCAATATCATTATTTGTTGATTTTCATTTTCTCTCAAAAGATCTACGAGAATCCTTAAAATAAATTCACTTCGATGATTGTATTCACATAATTTGGTAATCATACTGCTATACGATGTGTTTCCTCTGAAATCAGTTATAACATGATTAAACTCATCATCATTTGCTTTGTATTCAATGGCTCGTACCTCTACCGACATTTTTTCTGCGCGTTTTCCTTTAAATACCACGTCTCCGAGAAACATTTTAAATACATAGGATGTACCATCTTTACGATTCATTGTAGCAGATAATCCCAAAATATAACGCGTTACAATTTTGAAAAGTGAATTAGAGAAAACCTCACTCGATATATGATGCACTTCGTCAATAATCATAAAACCGAAACTGTCAAACATTGCGGATGGATAATCTTTCATAGCAAGACTTTGTAACATACAAAGAACAATATCTTTGTTTTCAATGTCAATTACTTGGCCTTGAATTTTGCCTATTCTCGCAGTTGGTAAAAACTGTTGTATGCGTTCAATCCATTGATTCATTAAAAACTCCTTATGGACGATCACGATGGTCTTCTTTTTAAGACGTGTTATAACATTTAAACCAATTGATGTGTTATGTGTAACCGAAAAATCACCTAAAACAAATCTTTTGTTACCATCTATTTCAAACCCATAATAATCGTCTTCCTCTAATTTTTCTATATTTATACGATAAACTAGTGCGTTTTTAATTTGTTTTCGATTTAAATTTTGTTTTCTTTTACATAATACTGGTATTTCTTCCATCCCAGCACCATAAATCGATATTCTATTATATATGCCTTCTTTTGGTCCATTCTTTGAATTATAGCAAGTTTTTTTAGATTTTCTTGAATAACATGCAAAACCCAATGAACGACATAAATATACAATATCTTCTGCTAATTCATTATTTTTTTGTATAATTTCATAACAATTTGTTTTATTGTATCCATCAGAATCAATCAATCCAGCTAATAGTTTAAGTTGAACGTCTCTACTATTGCATTTATATTCATAAGGTATATGTTTATTATTCAATAAATTATTATTTCTAAGAAATGACATGAATCGATTTGTTTTTTTTAAACTACATATATTATAATCATATTTCGAATGGTATCTTAAATATAAATCTGTATATTCATTTTTAAACAAATCAACTATATATTTAAGGATACATCCTTCTTGCGTTGTAATTTTAGTACAACTACTGGATCCATCACCAAGCCAAAAACCAAATAAATAAGGATCAAAATCCACTTTTTGTTCTTTAAATATGATTTGGGTTTTGTATCCTAGTAATGGACCACCTCTACCGTGAAAATATTTAGGTAGTTTCAAGAAATCTTTTACTGATATATCTATTATATCTCCTTTTTGTAATTTTTTACTACAATAGGTAGAACATTTCAATGATAAAATATGACTTTCGTTACATATATATTCATCCCCTTTTTTACTACTAATCCTATACATTTGTTCTCTGCCTCTAGCTAAGGATAATACTTTTCGTGGCATAGAATCGTCACCCATAAGTAAATCTCCAACCTTGATATTTTCAACCAATTCAAATTCACCATTCGCCAACATTAATTTTGTACCCTTCCCCAAACATTTTCCAAATCCACATGGTAATTCTAGTAATCCACCATTTCCATCACTTTTGGATATATGTTCCATATATTTTTCAACAACCGGTATTTGATAATCGCGCAATTGACCGTTAAACTCCAAATCGATATTCTCTCCTTCCGACAATTCTACTTTGGTTGGAGGTCCGAATTCTTTAATACCGTAATGCTGAGGCACATATATTTTATTGTTGGATTCTCTATAAACAAAATAGGTGGCTTGAGTATCTTGAACGGGTGATCCATGAACATGAGGTTTAATTGTTAAATCTTTTTTTATTTTTTGAATTTGTTCAGATGAAAGATCCTTTTTGAGTATTGTATAACCCTTTTTACCCAAATACGGTTTCATTTTCTCTCTGGATAGTGTTATATATCTACGTTACTAGTGTTTAATACTATTTAGAATATAGTAATTCTAGCATCAATTTTATTGTATTTATTTGTGTCATAAATTCACAGTTAAATTCGATAACTAAAAATAAAAAATATATTTATAATATAAATACATTTATAAAATACAAAATGAAGGAATTTTCCAGTTTATTTAAGAAAGAAAATATGGGTCAATTAATATTATCCATATTGTTTGTCATTTATTTAATTATGGGATATAACACCCCAAAGAGTCTTGCTGAACTAGTAGATACACCTGTTGGTAAAATAGCCGTTATTATTGTAGCTTTATGTATATTATCTACCTCTAATCCTATTTTAGGTATTTTAGCATTGTTTGTCGCGTATGAATTAATTCGTAGATCCAACATTACTTTACGAGGAGGTGATTTGAAAAACTATATTCCATCAGAAAGTAAGAAAAGCGACCAATATTCAGCATTCAATCAAAATGAATTTCCTTATACTTTAGAACAAGAAATGGTGGGAAAAATGACAATACAAAATAATAGTATCAATACTTCATTTAACAACAATACAACCAGTTTTAAACCAATATTAGATAATACTCATAATGCATCTATGTTGAGTGTCTATAATAATTAAAATTGATATGTTTTAAGATTTTATTTACATGATATAAATAGTTTATTATATCATATAACAAGCGTTAGCCAATGGAAACCAAGAACGAAACCACACACGAAAAATTGAAAATGATTGATTTGTTTGCAGGAACAGGTGCATTTACGTTAGCATTTGAAAAGACTGGTAGTGTAGAATGTGTATTTGCAAACGACATGGTAGAAACTTCAAAAACAATATATGATTCTAATTTTAACAACCACGAATTAACATTAAAAGACATACATGATGTAAAAGTAGAAGAAATACCAAGTCATAATATATTGACTGGAGGATTTCCATGTCAACCATTTAGTATTGCTGGTAAATTAGAGGGTTTTAATGATCCGAGGTCCAACGTATTTTGGAAAATAGTAGAAATTCTGGATTATCATAAACCAGAATATGTGATTTTGGAAAATGTAAAAAACCTAGTTTCACACGATGATAAAAAAACGTTTGAAATTATAAAAACATCACTAACAGAGAGAGGATATTATATACATTATAAAGTTTTAAACACGGCTGAAATAACTGGAATTCCTCAGCATAGAGAGAGAATATATATTGTTTGTATGAAATCAAAAGAAGTATATGATAAATTCAACTTAGAATTTGAAAAAATATCAAAACTACCAATTGGATCGTTTTTTGAGGGTGCTTCTAGTAACTCCCAGAATGCAACAACCACAATCGATAAAAAATACTATTACACAGAAAAATCGAAAACCTGGGATCTGGTTAAAAGTGGAATTACAAAAAAAGATACGATCTACCAGTATAGACGAGTTTATGTTAGAGAGAACAAAAGTAACGAATGTCCTACTTTAACGGCGAATATGGGTATGGGTGGACACAATGTACCACTTATACTAGACGACTTTGGAATCAGGAAATTAACTCCTCGCGAATGCTTTAATTTTCAAGGGTTTCCTATCGAGTACAATATTCCAAATAAAAAAATATCGGATGCGAATTTATACAAATTAATAGGGAATGCTGTCTCTGTTCCAGTTGTTTCATTAATAGCTGAAAGGTTAATAAATACGATTAGACATGTTGAGTCTAAAAAATGATTTTTACACCTTTTCTCAATTAAAACGCCCATTTTTGTTTTCGTTTTTTTGTTTTTTTGTTTTTTTGTTTTTTTGTTTTTTTCGTTTTTTTGTTTTTTCCACCCCTATTATAAGCAATATCTTGCCAAGATTTGTCACAATCAAATGATATTTTAAAATTACTACATTGATAACGAGTTTTTATAATTTTTTCAAATTCCGCTTTATTACTTCCTACATAAAATTGTAATTTATATGGAACGCAAATTGTTGTTTCAATTGCAACATAATAGTTTGTTTTTTCAATAATTACTGTTAAATATGCTAATGCGTGGTAAGATGCTCCTATAGTAGTACCAATAGGACCATAAACCGACTCTATTGTTTTTATTAGTTCCTCATTTTTGATAGCCCAATTTTTGGTAACCCAATCTGTAATTATTATTTTACCAGCTTCTAGTTCAGTTTTCTTTAATTTATTACATATAAATTCAGCGTTATCTCCGCAAACATTACTATACGATAATGCTCTTATATTATAATATGGAAAAATACTATGAAATATATTATTTAGATAAGTATCTAAAAGTGTATTATACTCTTCAATATATGTTATTATATATTTATTTTCATTATTTTTATAATTTAATAAAGTGTCTCTTATTGTTATGCTCATTATAACATATATATATATTATAAAATGGGCGTTTTAAATGAGAAAAGGTGTAAAATAGATTTAAAGAATACACGATACATTATATAACAAGTATTCAATCAAAATGAAAGGTAAATATACTAGATATGATATGATTGGCGCAATAAATCATTGGTGTAGTAAGAATGGGTTAGATTATTTTACATACATAGAAAAAAAAACAAAA